ATGGGAGGAATGCCTGGCATGGAAGGAATGATGGGAGGAATGCCTGGCATGGAAGGAATGATGGGAGGAATGCCTGGCATGGAAGGAATGATGGGAGGAATGCCTGGAATGGAAGGAATGATGGGAGGAATGCCTGGAATGGAAGGATTAAATATGGATGAAATGATGGCAAATAAAGATGATGAAGATGATGAAGATGATGAAGATGATGAAGATGATGAAGATGATGAAGATGATGAATTAAATGATGATGATGAAGATATGCCTGATTTAATAGATGATGAAGATGATGACGATATGCCTGATTTAATAGATGATGACCAAGAATTTGATTATGAAGAAGCAGCTCAATTACAAGGTGAGTTAGAAGAATATTACGAAGAATTAGAAGAAGAAAATAATAAATAATAAATTAAATAATAGAAAATAAATAAAAAATATTATTTATTAATATGGAATTAAAAATACCTTTTAAAAATACTGGAGGTAATAAGAATATATATAATAAACAAGAATTAGATTTAGGATTAAAATTAAAAAATTTAGATTTATTTCATTTTATTGATGATATAAAAAAAACAGATGTTAATGAAAATAATTCAAATTCTGATATAAATATAATAAAAGCATCTCAGACTAAAAATTATTATAAAAATTTAAAAAAAAATATTAAATAAAAATAAAAATAAATACTATATTAAATGGATTCAAATTATTCAAAAATTATTTATGATGTATTATTTGGTTCTATGTTAATAGCATTAACTTCTTATGCAACTATCAAATTTGATACAAATCCTGAATATTTAAAAATAGTAGCTTATTTATGGGGTGTTCCATTATTATATTTCTATTTTGTTTATATTATTTATCCTAAAGGAAATAAAGCATTAAAAGATTTTACTCTTCATGGATTAATTGGAATGATTTTAACATTAATTTTAATGATTATTACTTATTTAATGATAAATTACAATATAGATATACAAAAAATATTATTATTTAATATAATTTATGGATTAATATCATTATTTATATATTTTTATTTTGAATTGTATTTTAAATTTTAAATAAAATAAAAATGTATTTAAAAATGTATTTAAAAATTTAAAAATGTATTTAAAAATGTATTTAAAAATTTAAAAATGTATTTAAAAATGTATTTAAAAATTTAAAATGATTCTATTTAATGTGTTAAATTTCCAAAATATATATAATATATTTTATTATGTATATTGCTAATAAAAATTATGAAACTGTTCTTATTATTGCTATTATTGTAATTCCAATATCAATGCTTTTTTTCTCTCATGTACCAACACCATATGGACGTTTTTTTAAAGAAGATATATGGGGTCCAACATTAGATGAAAAAAATGCGTGGGCAATTATGGAAGCAACAGGTTTAATTATGTTTTTAGTATTTTATTTCGCATATGGATGTAATAAATTAAGTTATACTCCATTAATATTTTTAGGTTTGTGGAGTTTTCATTATATTAATCGTTCTTTGATATATCCATATTTAATTATGAAACAAAAAAAGAAAAAATTCCCATTAATTTTGGTTATATTAGGATTTTTTTATTTGTCTATGTTTAGTTATTTAAATTCAAAAAATGTGTCATGTAATCCTAAATATACAGATGATTGGATTAAAAGCCCAACATTTATTATTGGGACAATTATATTTTTTATTGGATTTATAATTAATGTATGGTCAGATATTAGAATTCGATTTTTAAAGAAAAAATTAGATGAAAATAAAAATAAAGAAAAAAGTAATGAACAAAATAATGAAAATAACAATGAAAATAAGAATGAAAATACAAATGATGATATTGAAAACTTTGATTTAAAAGATTTAAAATTTTATGAAGATGGAAAATTTAATTTCTCTAAAATGTTTGAAAGTGATACTTATTTCAAAGATATTTGTAAAAAACAATATTATTTACCTGAAGGAGGATTATATGATTATATATCATCTCCAAATTATTTAGGTGAAATTATTGAATGGTCAGGATGGGCTATTGCTACTTGGTCGCTTCCTGGATTATTATTTGCTTTAGGAGCAGTTGGTTGTATAGGTGTTAGATCCATTCATACACATAAATGGTATAATGATTGTTTTGAAGATTATCCTAAAAATAGAAAAGCATTAATACCTTTTATTTTATAATAAACTAGAAACAAAAAAAATAAAAATGTAATAAATTATTAATGAATAGTGCTTTATATATAGATGGTGATAATATTCAATTGAATCAAGATAAATTAAATTTATTATTAACTAAAATAAAAACAGAAAATAATGTAATTATAAAAAAAGTATTTGCAGATTGGAAAATAGATCATAATAGTCAAATATGGAGTGAAATATCAATAAAACATGGATTAGAAGAAATTCAAATAACAAGAATTTCTGGTAAAGATAGTACAGATATAAAAATTATTACAGATTTAATGGAAGATTTAGTAACACTTAAACATATTGATAAATTTATATTAATTGGTTGTGATAAAGATTATATACCTTTAATAGAAAAGGTACATAAATATAATAAAAAATTTGATGTTTTTGGATTATTTGGACAAACTTCTGATAGTATAATAAATAAAAGTTCAAATTATTATGAAATAAATGATTATATTGATAATCAAAATCAAAATCAAAATCAAAATCAAAATCAAAATCAAAATAATAAAAATAATTTAATTACATCAACACAAAAGAAAAATGAGATAAAAAATTATAAATTATTATTTAAATATATTCCAAAAGATGGGATATCAGAAAAAAAATTAAAAAGAAAAATAAGAGATAAAAATATTATTGAACTTAATAATATTGATATTAATAAATATCTGCAAAATAAAAATTATTTTAAGTTAATCAATCAAAACAATAAAATAATTATTTTCAGGAAATAGAAAAATTGTAAATAATATAAAAACAAACGAATCATATATTTTTTTTATACTTTTATAATAGTTGATGTATTTACTTATTATATTGATTACTATATTTTTAGTTTTTTCTATATTATCTATGAATCTAAATATAAATGAACATTATTGTAAAGTCCCTCCAACTAATAATCAAGGAGAGGATAATTTCTTTAAAGCAGATTTATCATTTAAACCACAATCAGATATAACAAACAGTAATTGTGATAAATATTGGAAAAAGTTTTCAAATGAATCAAATAGTATATTAAATTTAAATGAACCAATTCCAATAAAAGGAGATCAATTAAAACTTCCACAAGAAGCAGGATTTGGGAATCATATTTATAAATTTGGATTAATTAATTTTAAAGAATTGGCATCTTATTTAAATAATCAAGAATCAAATATAAATAAAAATATATATAATGATAAAACAACAGAAAAATTAATTATTAATCCAATAAATAAAGAAAAATTAGATTATTTATATAAAGTAGATTTTTTCATTACAACAATGAATAAAGAAACAGATATTAAAAGATTTAATGAATATAATCCAACACAATTAAATAATTTTAAACAAATCCAAAGTCCAATTCCGCAAGTTAATATATTAAACAATGAATTTTTAAAAAGAATAAATAAAGAACAAATTAAAGTCATGAGTAAAAGAGATATTATTATTTCAGGAAAATTAGAATACCAATTATATAGTTATCAAATCATTGATATAAAATATATCAATAAAAATCCAAATCAACCTATATTTGTTATTCAAGTGAATTTATTTCAAGAATATAATTATTATATTAATAGTTTTGCTTACCAAGGATATTTAGATATAAATAATCAAAATAAAAATAATCAAAATAATCCAATAATAATAAATACTGAATTTATGGGAGTAAATATAAATTCCGAATTTTTAAACACACCTGGCTATGATAAAAATAAGCCTACGGATTTTTTCGTTTTAAACAAAAATTTCAATGATTTCCAACCTAGACTTGATGATATTGATAAAGTAATTGATATAGTTGATAATAAAAAAAAATTAAATGCACTTGATTCAGCATATGCTTGTTTTAATACAGACCCTGATTCATCAAATACATTTTTAAATTATAATAATAAAACTTTATGTGAATCTGCTTTAGACCCTTTTGGAAGACCTAAAGCAGTTGGTGTTTATGATAAACCATGTGAAAAAAATGATGAATGTCCATTTTATCAATCAAATAAAAATTATAAAAATGAATTTGGAGGTTGTATAAATGGAAAATGTCAATTACCAGTTAATATGAAAAATATTGGTTATCATTTTTATAGTTATAACAAGAATTACAGTCCTCTTTGTTATAATTGTAAAAAAGATAATTTTAATTTATTATCAACATCAATTGATGATTGTTGTCAAGAACAATTTGGTAAAAAAAGTTTTCAATCACCAGATTATGCATTTAAAAATGATACTATTCCTAGAATTAATAATTATAACCAAGAATTTTATAAAACAAAAGAACTTGTTTAATATTTATTTATATAATTTATTTATCATACATACCATTATTTTCTAGAACCTCTTTTGTGCATTCTTTTACTCCAACAAAATATTTACAATTTCCTGAATCTTCATTTGATATATAACCAAAATGTCTAAATCTTTTTAAAACAACAGGATGATATGGAATATATTTTATTAAATCAGAAGAAGGTTCAATTTTATTTATTTGATAAGAACTATTTCCAAATACTTTTTGATATTCAAATGTAAAATCAAAAATATCTTTTACTAATGAATCACTTATTTTTTTATTACATACTAAAATTTCTTTTAAAGTTAATAATTTTATAGTTGGTTTATAAATAAAATAATAATTATTTCCAAATTTTTTAGGTAAATAAGATTGAGTAATTTTATTTAAATCAAAATAAGTAATTTTACTAAAATCATTCTTAAGAAAAAATAAATTTCCTAATTTATTATTTAATTCAAATGGTAATATAATAATTTGGTTATTGAAATCATAATCAATAAATGTATTTAATTCATTATTAGGTAATTCACTAAAATATAATATTATTTTTACTTCATCATTTTTTAATCCATTATATAATTCTTGCAGAGTATCATAAATTACAAAGTTTTCTTTATTCATTTTCATATTTAAATCATCAAATAATTTTTTATAATAAAAATAAATAGTATTTTTTTCATTTAAGATTCCTATTTTAGTATCATATGAAATATCAATAATATTAAAAATATTATATTTTAATTTTGTAATACTTAATAAATAAGTATTATTTAAATTAGCTATTAAATTTATATCATTTATATTAATTTCAGATTTATTTAAATATATAGGTAGACTAATATTGGATATAGAATTATTATTTTTTAATAAATTATTTATACTTTCATTATAATCATTTAACTTTATTAAATTTGATTTATAGATCATTGATTTTTCAATTAATCTTTTATTATATTCATCAAAAAATCTATAAGCATTATCTGATGAATACATATAAATTTCATTAAAATCGAATTTATGTTTAAAATAATTTTTATCATAATCTTGATTATTATAAAAATCATTTAATAAACTTGAACTTTTATCTTTAAAAGGAATAAAATAAGTTAAAAAATTTTCTTGAATATTTTTTGTATTTTTTGTATTTTTTGTATTTTTTGTATTTTTTGTATTTAATTTTAAATTAAAAAAATAAAATATAACAAATAGTAAAATAAATAAACAAATAATAATTAGATAATCATTTATATTCTGTATTTTAATATTAATATTTTTCATATTATATCTACTTTATTATTATATTTATTTTTAAAAATATGCATTAAAAAAGATAAATTATAATCTAATTATAAAATAGTAATGAAATTCGATCTTACTTATGTAATTTCAATTTATATCATATTAATTATTTTACTTTATTTTTATAATAATAAATTATTCGATTTAAATGTAAAAAATAGAAATAAAAAAATAATTTATTTGTCATTTTTATTAGTTGTTTTAGCTATTATTTCATATTATACAAAAATATTATATACATGTTTTTTTGATTAAATATTTATCTATTCTTTTAATATGCTTGAAAATATAAAATTAATTATAAATAAAAAAAAATATAATATTTCTAATATTATTCAATTAGATTCCAATAGTACTATTTATAATTATCCAAAACCTAAATTAATTGATTTAAATGTATATATACATTTATTTTCTAAAAAAATAATTATATTTATTTTAGTAGTAGCTTTATTTTATTTTATAATTCATTTATTTTTTAATTTAGATATAATGAATATTTAATTCAAAAATAATTAATTTATAATTTATAATTCATGAATAATAAAAAATTAAAAATATACTTAAAGAAGATACTTTATATATTTTTATAATATGTCCCAATCTAAAAATTCTACTAAAGAACCAGAACAAACCCAAGAACCTCAAGATGAAGTTGAGGAAATTAATGCTGATGAAATTGTCGAACCAGTTATAAGTGCTATTGATAGTGATGATGAAGAAGTAATGAATGATTCATCTAATGATGGCGATGATGATAACGAAGATGATGAAGACGATGAAGATGATGATGAAGAAGGAAGTGAAACTATGTCTGCTATTGAAAACAAAGTAGCCATTGATTTATCCGATAATGATTATTACAAAGGATTATGTACTCTTCTTGAAGATGAACATGGAAATAATATTCTTGAATATATTAGCTTACTTCATACTGAATTAATTGGTGTTAATAAAAATTTAAGAAATATGAGGAAAGAAATGAGTAGAATGGCAAACTGTGCCGAAATCATGGTTAAAAAAAGTAGTTAAATAATTTAATAACTTTTTATTTTCTTTTATTATTCATAATATAAAAATGTATTCAATATTATAATGTTAAAAAATATTTATTTAAAAACATATTAATAAATTTATAATATAAATGTTTAAACAATAACAATAAATAAAATATGAATTATTATGAACAATATGAAACAATAAAATCAGAAACAGATTATAGTGTAATTCATAAAATAGATAATTTATATTATGCTAATGAAAAAGAAATAACAAATAACCGTGCTTTACACGGAGATATAGTTTATATAAAAGACAATAAAGTAATCAATATTAAAGAAAGAAATCAACAAACTATTGTTGGAATTATTAATTTAAATGCTATTCATAAAATGAAAATCAATAATAAAATTTATCATATTTTTCAACCATTGAATAAAAAATATGAAAAATTTTATGTAGGATTAAATACGAATAAATATACACATTCCATTTATGTAATTATTAAATTTCGATATTGGGAAACAAATAGTGATTATCCATATGGAGATTTAATTGATATTATTGGAAGTACATCAAATAAAGAAAATGAATTAAATGCATTCTTACATCATTATCAAGTATTTCAAAAAAAAATGAATATACCTAAAGATAAAATAAATGAAGATATATCAATTATAGAACAACTACAAAAAAATAAAAAAAGTGATTATAAAATTTTTACTATTGACCCAAAAGGTTCAAAAGATTTAGATGATGGTTTTCATTTTAGCAAAAATGAAAATTATTATGAAATTGGAATTCATATAGCATTTCCTCAAAATTTTCTCCACGAATATTTATTGAACATTATGAAAAGATTTACTACAATTTATACATACAAAAATATAAACCTTATTCCTGATATATACAGTGAAAATCTATGTTCATTATTACAGAAAAATTATAGAAAATCCCTTTCAATACTAATAAAATTTGATTTAGATTACAATTATATAAATTACAATTATATAAATTACAATTATATAAATTATGAAATAAAAGAAAATATTGTATATATTACTAAAAATTATGATTATGATGATTTTCAAGAAAAATATTTTAATAATTCAGAGAAAAATCAGAAAAATCAGAAAAATCAAGTAAATAAATATGAAGATTGGATAAAATTATCAGAATACTATTTTAAAACAACATTAGATTCACATAGTATTGTGGAAAAATGGATGATTGAAGCAAATAAAATAATAGCAAATCATTTAATAAAAAACAATTTTGAAAATATTATTTTAAGAGTATTTGAGGAAAAAGAATCAAGTTTTAAAAGTAATGATAATATTTTAAATAAAATTATTCATCAATATCAACAACAATCAGCAACTTATCAACTATATAAAAAAGAAGAATCAGATAAATATAAACATTCAAATTTCAATGATTCATATTATACGCATTTTACATCACCAATAAGACGTTGTATTGATTTTTATAATCAATATTTAATTACTAATAAATTAAACATTCAAAATAAAGAAGAAATAAGTGAAATAGTACAAAATTATAATAATTATGAAAAAAAATTAAAAAAGTTTTACATAACACAAAATTTATTGAACTTTATTCATCAACATAATAATGATATATTAGAAACAGAAGCTTATATATTACAAATAAAAAAGAATAAATTAAAATTATATATTATAAATGAAAAAATAGAAGTTCAGCATATTTTATTTCCTTACAAATTTTTAACTAATTATCAACCAACTTATGCTAATGAAAATAATGAAAATAAGAAAATAAGTTATATAATAAATAATATATTTTATGAATATAAGGTTTATGATAAAATAAAAATACAACTTTATTTTTATCCAACTGAAACAAATATGTTTGATAAAATAAAAATAAAAATAGTATAAAAATTTAAACATTTCTACATTTAGTTATTCCAAAAATAAAAGTTATCCAATTAAAATTATTTTTTTTTTCTTTTTGTTGTTTCAATGCGTAAAAATAAAAACCAACTAATAAAGAAATAAGTAAAACAATATAAAGTATTGATAATATATTATGTATTATAAATAATTTATGGATTAATGATGGATTTAAATTATATTTTGAGTTTAAAATTTTAGTAAAATTACTTTTATGAATAAAAAATGTTTTCAAATCATCTTGATTTATTTTATAATAATGAATATTAATTAAATAAATAATGTATAAAATAATAATAATGAATAATAAAATAATAAATATATACATAAATATTTTTTCTTGTTTTGATGATAAAATAAATAAAATATAAATTAAAAATGTATATTTAATTGATTCAATTATATAATTATATTGTTTATTTTTACTTTTATTTTCATATTTTTCATTAATTTTATTTATTTCATTAATTTCATTTTTTTCTTTATTACTTAAAACCAAGGAAGAAGGTGAGTACCAATCTAAAATAAATGTAAATATAAAAATAGATAAAAATATAATAATATGTTTAATTATATTGTTATGTAAAATAAATCTTTGTAATTCACAATTTAATAATGAAATTAATATTGAACCAAACATAACTAAATATAAAAAAAATAATGCTAATATTGCTTTATTCGCAATAATTATATCCATATATATAATTCATATTTTATTTTTATTTATTATAAAAGTACATCTAAATAAAAATCTAAATAAACATCAATATAAAAATAAAATTTTTTAATAATATTTATTTTTATAATAAAAAAATTGATTAATAATCATAAAAATACAATATTATATAGTAATTATATTTTTAAAATGAGTAAAAAAATCATACATAATAATAACTTATTAGAATTAATAGTAGAAAATAAAACATCTTTTGTTACATTATTTACTGATTTATATAATGAAATAATGAGTGAATATGGCTTTATAGATGGAAAAACAGAAACTATAAATGTAAAAAAAAATCAAAAAACATCAATAACATCAATATTAAATTGTTGTTATACTGATACTGATTTCATATGTCCATATTATGATATTTTAGAGCAAGCATTATATGGATTATTAAATGAAAATAATATAAAATTTAATGAATATCAAAAAAAAACAAATATTGAATTTATATACGGAAATTCATTAATTAATATGATAACTAACCATTTTGCTATACATCAAGATATTAATAGTGCATTTTCAAATAATAGTTACACAATTATTATTTATTTAAATACAAATTGCAAAGGAGGTGAGTTAATATTTTATGAAAAAACATATTGTAGTTATGAGAAAACAATAATAATTGAACCAAATACTTATTCTGATTTATTTACTAAAACAGTTATATTTGATGGAGAATTATTTCATAAACCAGAACCTTTTCATAGTGGAAAAAGATGTGCAGTTGTATGTCAATTAGCTAAATAAATTATAAGAAAACATTAAATATACTGCACTTTTATTTTATTTCAATAATATTTATTTTTAGTTAAAAATATATTTTTATGTTCATTTACATAAACATTATGTTCAAAATGTGAAACAATATCTTTTTTTTTAACAATAAAACTACTTTCTGGAAGTATATAATGTTTAGCAATTAAATTTTGTAATTGATTCATATGAATTTGTAAATCATCAAATACATATCTAGTACAAAAATCAAAAAATTTATATTGTTTTTTTAAATCAAATAATAATTTTCTATTTTCAAATTTCAAATCTTGATTTTTATATTTATCATAATTTATATGATAACTGGAACTATGATTTGAACTAAACGCATAATCATTTAATCCACAAATAAAAGGTTCAACAGCATATACAGTATTATTATTAATTTTATCATTTATATTATTTTTAATACATGGTAAAGTTTGACCTCCATGAATATGATATCTTTTTATATTATGACCATTTAAATTTTTTATAATTTTACAATTATAAATTTTTCCATTATATTCAAATTGTTTGCTATGTATGTATTCGTCCATTAATTCACCAAAATCCGAAATATATGTATCCACTTTTACTAAAGATATTCCTTTTTGTGTTATTTTTTTAGAAACATTTAAAAAGTCATCATATTTATTAGAACAACTATAAGTAAAAGCACTATCAGTTATATAACCATTTATATGCACACCATAATCAAATCGAATTAAATCATTTTTCTTAATTACATATTCTTTTGTGGTTTCATTTGTGTTATTTGTGTCATTCGTATATGTTTGATGAGCAATAACATTATTTACGCTAATCATTGGAGGAAAAGGAATTCCACCATTCATTGGATTTAATTTATTATATTTTACTTTTTTCTTTATTTCTTTTTCAATAAAAAATGTTAAATCTTTTATACTAATACCTGTTTTTATAACTTTTTCTATTAATTTCTTACTTATAGATTTGTGAATAGATGCAGATTTTTTATAAAATATTAAATCATTCATAATATTATAAAATAAATTAAATAAAACTTAAAAAAATAATTATAAATAAATATATGGGAAATCAGGAATCTGTTCCAAATCAAAAAAAGGTTTTAAAAAAGAAAAAAGTTTTAGAAACTCAACAACGAAATCAACCTAGAAATCAACAACATCGAAACCAACAACCTAGAAATCAACAACATCGAAACCAACAAAATCAACAAAATCAACAAAATCAACAACAAAATCAGCAAAATAATTTAAATAATTATGGACAGAAATTATTGAAACGTGAAAATATATCAATACAAAATGATTCACAATACAATGATTTTTCTAATTATAATTATGAAATAAAAACAAAAAACAGTGATTTAAATGATGCATTAGTGAATCGAACAATGGTACAAAATAAAACGGATTATTTAGATCATACTAATTATTTAGAACGTCCAACAAATTCGAATGCGTTAATGTCGAGTCCAAAGCCTAATTTTGATAATATTAAATTTAATCCAAATAATTTTAATGACCAAGTAAATGAATATAGAACTTCAATAGAAACCGAAAAAAGTGAATTTGAGGAAAATATAAAAAAGCAAAAAGATGAATTTTATGATTATCATGAAAAAAGAAGACATACATTAGAAGAAAAAATATCAGAATTTGAGGAAAATTATGATCCTTGGGATATTTTGGGATTAGAACATGGTGATTTAAATGTTAATAATATTAAAAAATCATATAAAAGATGTGCCTTAAAATATCATCCTGATAAAGCAGGACCTAAATATGAAAATTTATTTAATGTTGTCAATCAATCTTATATTTATTTATTACATAAAGCTGAAGAAACTCAAGAAATAGAAATTAAAACAACTCAAGATGTGACAAAAAAAGAATATGAATCCTATAATGATGGAATGATAAATATGCATATTGACAAAGATAATTTTAATATTAATAAATTTAATGAAATATTTGATACATTTAAATTAGAAGATGAAACTGACCAAGGATATGGTGATTTATTGAAAAATGAAAAAGATGTCGATGAAAAAAAACCTTTTTTTAATAGTAAAGTTAGCAATCAAATATTTAATGAACATTTTAACAAAATTAAAGATAAAAAATCACAAGCAATAGTTGAATTCCAAGAGCCTCTTTCATTAAACACACAAGGAACATTAAATGCAGTTGAATTAGGACAAGATTTTCAAGGTGGTTTTGGTTCAGTACAAGATGCTAATTTAGGATATACAGATATAAAACAGGCATATTATGAGGATAATTTATTGATTAATCCGGATAAAGTAAAAATAAAAAAATATAGAAATGTAGATGAATATGAAAGTGAGCGTTCAAAAATGAGTTATAAACCAAATGAACAAGAAAAAATGAAATATATACAATTAGACAAGAAAAACAAAGAAAGAGAAAAAATACGTATGGAATTATTAAAAGCAAAAGATGTAAGTTTAACGCAAAATTACAATAAAATAAATAAAAAGCTTATTGTACATAAAAAATAGAATTATAATTTGAATGGATTTGAAGTGAATTTATTCACTTTAATCATCATCGATTTCATCGCTATTAGTCAATATAATAACTGACATTTATGAAAGCTATTATAGTGATTAATAGCGATCTCCGAAATGGAAACATTCACTTTTCTTCCACTTTCTTCCACTTTCTTTCATCAGAGAGACTTGTTCATTACACAAAATTGTGTAATGAAGGGAAACTTTCTCCTTCTGAAATTCTGTTAAGAGGTCAAACGACCTCCTACCATCCACCAGATTATTGCAACCTAGTAGCATGAATTTTGCTGCCAAATGGTATTTACCATTGTCTGCAGCATTTACTACAACTTGTTGCTCAGTGTTCAGCTGGTTTAAGACCTGGAAGAATAACGAGTTGTGTTCTTTTACAAGATATTCCAGTAACTCAAGGGACTGCTCCTGTGGCATTTGAAACATCTGTTTTAACAGGCTAAACATTTGTTGTCTGTTCAATCCAAAAGCTGCTATGATCAGCAGCATCATCTGGATTCTTTTAAAGTAATTAAAATTCATATTTGTTTTTGCTGAATTTCACAATTGTAATAAAATTCTTTAGGAGGTATCAATTTTTTTTTATATAAATATTTAAAAATAAAAAGCCATATATATATATGAATTTCATTTTAATAGGATTTCTTATTTTTTACTTTATGTACCATACAAATAAATATGTATATAGAATATTATTATTTTTCTTAGGTTTTCAAATTGACCGCACATCAATAAAAAACATACCAAGTAGATCTATTTTAATAAGCACACATACATCCATTTATGATTTTATAATAGGAATGTTTATTTATTATGGTTATTTACATAAAAAATTCAATAATTATATATTAATGAAACAAGAATATGAATATTTAACATCTCCATTTATGAGTATTTTTGATAAAAAAATAAAACTCATTGAAGTACAGCAAAATAAATCAGGATTAGTTAATCAAATTATTGAAGAAATTACATATAAGAATAATTATATACTTTATTTATCACCAGAAGGAACACGTAACTATACAGAAAATTTACGTAAAGGATATTGGGTAATAGCTAAAGAATTAAATTTGGATATTATTTTTATTGGAATTGATTTTTATAAGAAAACAATTAAATTTGAAACACCTCGTAAAGCGGAGACTTATTGGGATGATGAAGTAGATTCTTTTAAAGTAAGTGCCCAATTATATAGACCATTATTTCCCGAAAATTGTTCTTTTTACAATCTAAAAAAATAAAATAAAAATTGATTTTTAAGCCAAATTCAAGTATAAACAATAATTATTTATATAATCATAAAAAAATGGAAAAACTAATTAAAGCTGTAGAACGCGATGAATCAATGAAAAAAGATTTTAAGAAACAACTATTAAATTTTGTTGAAAATTACTATAAAAAACATGATGGAGGAAAACAATTTAGTTACAATCCTCGTGATGATACATATTATAGAAATGATGACCATAATGAAGGTGAATTACTAAATTTTATTTGGGAAACAAAGGAAATGTTAGAAAAAAATCTAGAAACAAATTGTTTAAATGCAGGTGAAAAAGCATTAAAATTTAAAAATAAAGCAGAAGAATTAAATATTTCATGGACAAACCCTATTGAAACTACTGTATTTTCGGGTTTTTTAAATAATACAAATAACCCGAATTTTGATTTATTGTTTCCAAAAGTGGAAGTTTCTCCTGAATTGGCTACTAATTATGAACTATTTATGAAAGAAAATAAAAAAACTAAACACATTATCAAAAATACAGAAAGATATATGCAATTAAATAAAGTTTCAACACATTTGTGTTCTAAAGAAATATGGATTTTTCATATTTCCTTGTTTTTAAGTAAAAATAAAATTACTATAAAAAACTTTGATTATTTTTTTCCACCAAATGGAGAATCACCGATTACTTCATTTGGGTATCACATCATTTCAAAACATGAAATTCAAGAAAAAATAGATGAAATTGAAAAAATAGAAAATGAAAGAGAAATATCTGATATTTTATTAAATAAAATATTAAAACAAAATAAAATTGAAGACCAAAATAATTCAAAATTAAGTCTTCATCAATATATAATCATTTTAAGTCAGTATTTTATTGAACATCCTCGTTCGTTAAAAAAAGAATATGTATTTCATCCTATTGAAAACAATTGCACAGATACTAATAGAATGAATTATTTTACTATTGATTATATTACCATTCAAAATTTCATGGCACATATTAAAAATGTGAAAGAAAAAAAGAATGATGAATTATTGGAAACCATAAAAACATGGGGAAAAACCAATTCAAAATTGAAGGAAAATATGAAAAATTATGATTGGAAAGAGTTAATTAGAAGTTATTATGAAACTAATAATGAAACAATTCCAACTAACATTGTTTTTTATATACCTGAAAAAAAAATAACACAGTTTTGTTTAAATCATGATATTATTGATTATGAAGTCTTGATTCAAGAAAATATTATGTTAGATTTCTTTGTGGATTATTCTGATGATGATTATGATGATGAAGAATCGTAAATAATAAAAACAATAATACAAAAAAAACAAAATTAAACAAAAAAAAACAAATAATTTAATAAAAATAATTAGGAGTAAATTCCCGATTTAATTTATAAACATTATAAAAACTCATATATAAATCTTTAAAATTATAATTATTTTCATTTTTCAAACAAATCATATTTTTGTTGTATTGTTCAGCAGATGAAACACCTAAAATAATAGAATCATTTTGTCTTAATAAAGAATTTTGTTTATACCATAACATAGCTTTTTCAATATACAATTTTTCATCACATTCCCATAATTGTTCAAGCATTTGATTGATTTCAGGTTTATAAAAAATATTTTGATAAATAGAATTATTTTTAAATCGCGAATCAAAGGAATTAATATTATTATTTCTATATTTTCCAGTTAATAATCCACCAGCTAAAGGATTATAACCCCAAAAG